CCCCAAGACCGAGTTTTTGAAGAGGGTTGTGGACGAGTGCGGAGTATCGTTCGGCACTGCGATAAACTGGGCAAAACGTGGTATGCACCCAGCGGACGAGAAGCACCTTCCCACGCTGTCGAAACTGACCGGAATCCCCGAAGAAGAACTGTTCGATTAAGAGTCATAAAGCGATGGAAGACATGGAATTTTACATGGCGGACGGTGAGTTGCTCTGTCAATATCCAGACGGTAGCGTGAAGCCAGTTACTGATAGCGACACAGACTTCATCCGAGAGATGGTAGCCACTATAAGGGAGTGGTATCCGGGAGCATACAATGCCCTATCGGAATGTTACAGCAGAAGTGTGAACAATGTTCCTTACTTCCATTACCTGATGGTGCGGCGTTTCTTGAAGTGCAACTTCGGTAACCTTGACCACACGGCGTTGGACATACAACGGACGGGTAAGTTCAACTTCGAGAAGGTGCATTGCCCGTTGAGGGGCGAGTGCCGCTACGAGGGTGAAATATGCGGAGCAAAGTTCAACAGCCGCCTATCCGCAGCGGAGGTTAGGGTAATGCGCTTGGTGTACGATGGAATCAGCAACGACGAGATAGCAGAACGACTGTATATCTCCCCTCACACGGTAAAAAATCACATAAAGTCTGTATATCTGAAACTTGGGATTCACGAGAAATCCGAATTTATCCAGTATGCACACAATAACAACCTTTTTAATGATTAACTATGTTAAATGAAGCCATTTTAAAGATTGTACTAAACGACAAAACATTTAGTCAACGAGAAGCTGAAAAAATAGTAGGAAGCCGAAACCGACTATTTGAACTAGTTGGGAATGGGTCTATCCGTGCAGAGAAGAAACCGTCAGATAGACAAAACGGAAGATGGTATTGTAATGCTTACGATGTAATCAAATTCGCCTGTATAAAATAAGCCCCTTAATAGCATGAACACAACCTGTATTATCCCACGGTCAACAATCGAGAAACGATACGACAAGGCAAGGGAAGATTTCAACGACCAATACGACAACTCCCCTTACAAATTGAAATGTAAGGAATTTTATATAGGAGGCGGGGTAGAAAATTACGAGGTCGCCAACAAGATACTATCGATGAACGAGGAAGAAATAGCAAAATCCTACCTTGAAGATTGCGACCCGAAAGACTGGCAGAGCATGCGTCGATACCGGGAAGACCTCATGTGCGATGCCACGGACATCTACAAAACCGCTATCGCTATGGTAAAAGCCGATATTCAGAAACTAAAAACCATACAGGACGAGGTAGAAAGTTTTCTTGACGACCATATAGGAGAAAACATGGACGGTCATTATCTCGACGGAGATATAAACTATGAAGTAGATTTGATCGACAAAAACGCAGACGTCCGCATTCATTACGACGCATACAATCACAAGGAGTGGGACAACGGCGACTATTTAACGCCACGTTCCGACAGTGGCTACATCGATACGGAATACACGGTAACCGTATTCGACGAATGTGGAAATGAAGAATTTGAGTTTAACGGTAATTTCCAAATATAACAGTCATGATATTCTACAAGTTATTTACCCTGCTCGCCATACTGCTTATGCTTTCCTCGATATTCGGGGTAGTCGCTTCGCTCATCAACGCCAACCTTTGGCAACTGGTGATAAGCATATCCCTGTTCGCACTGTCGTCGATGGCTCTTGCAGGGCAACAACAAACCGATAAGAAATAAATTATAGTTCCATATAAATCAAGCATATTCACCGCCCGTCCGGGAGGATATGCGGTGTATAAAAGAAACATAACCCTTTAAACAAAAAAATATGTCAGAGTACGAAGTATTACAGGTTCAAGCACAGCCACAAGTCATGCAAATAGACGTCCTCGAACGGGCAAATGTAGATTCGCAAGTAGCCACGGCCAAGCAATATCCGAGAGACATTAGGCGGAGTATAGATAACTCCATCGTCATGGCGAC